TTCGTTCCGCAGTCCGTTCCGTTTTCCCTTCTGATCTGACTCCAGTTCAGGAGCTGAGTGTGAAGACAGCGCAAAAGTTAGAAAGGCCCTGTTTTGAGTGCGAACAGGCGGCGCTTGACAAGCTCAGGCTTTGGAAAGAATCGCGTTTCACTCGACTTGAGCCAGTGGACCCCGTCCATCTGGGACTCTTCAAGCGAGCGATGGCAGTTAACGTGCCATACGGGTGGAACGAAACAGCTAAGTATGTCCCGTATATCCCGACGGGCCATGCGACTCGGTCCTTTTCGCGTAAGGAGGGAGGATCCTGGAACGAGGAGGACTTTGAGACTACGTGCAGTCTCAAGTCCGTGTTGTCCTCGGGTAAGCCTCGTATTGTCACCCTGTACTCGGGTGCCAATTCGGAGATCCTCCGCCCTTTGCACGTCGCCCTGTACGAGCGGCTGAAAGAGAAGGGGTGGCTTCTTGTTGGTAGCCCCACCAATGAGAAGGTCCAAGCGCTTGGCGCTTCAGGGGTGTTTGTCTCCGTGGACTACACCTCTGCGACCGATAATATTCGGGCAGAATATTGTCGCGCTGCCATCGCGGTGTTGAAGGAAAAGGCGGTTGGGTTGACACCCCGTCAGGCCGAAGCGTTGGATGTTCTCGGACATCTCCGCTTCGTTACCGGGGGGGAGGTTGCCACTCGTGGCCAGCCGATGGGAAGTCTGATGAGCTTCCCGCTGTTATGTCTGATCAACAAAACAGTTGTCGACCTAGCCGTTCTCGACCGAGCCCTCTTAGGGGAGGTTTCGTGGAAGGAATTCCGCGCACATCGCTGCCTCATCAACGGCGATGATTTGCTTTATCGGGAGTTCGGTAACTCTCCCGATATACTTGCTGGTATCCTTCACCACGGGTCCCGTGTTGGATTCGAGGTGAACAGTGAGAAAACGATGGTATCGCCCGACTGGGCGGAGGTCAACTCCACGGCCTTCTTCCAGGGGCGGAAGCAAAAGAAAACGAACGTGGCGGTGTTGAAGTGGTCAAGCGAGGTGACGGATCCTGTCGGGTTTTTGGCCGACTCCGTTGTTCACCGCGCTGTGTTCCGGGAGCTGCTTCTGTTTTGGTCAACCCCAATTCGGAACGCACGTCGGAAGATACAGGGTCCTTTGCCGACCTCCTTTTGGTCGGCTCTTTGGCAAGTTAAGGACGCGCTGTGTTGGCTTCCCACGGCACCACCTGCGCCACCTAACCCCTTCCCCGTTGTATCCAAGCCTGCAGGATACGACTTGTCTCGCGAGGAAGAGGTTTGCTACATCTCAGAACGAGTAGCCAGGCTGAAGGCTCGGGGGTATAAACCGGCGAAGACTGGCCGGTGCTCGACCCGAGCTGGAGAAGTGCAAACGATCCAGCGTGCACTTAGAAAAGAACGACCATGCGTGGAAGACAATATCCTGAAAGTCCTCGCCGACGCA